GCCGCCGCCGCCGCCTCCCTCGCTGACTTCCTCGAATTCGCCTCCGCCGCCCCAACCACCGCCGCCTCCGCCGCCTCCGCCGCCGCCCTCGCGCTCGCCCGCCTCGCCGCCTCCCTCGCCGCCGCTATCCGCCTCTCCGCATCTAATGTCTGCCATTCACTCCCAAGCTTCATATTATTCTGCGCCTCAATTCTACTCGAGATATTGTCAATAGCATCCATCGCAACCGACACCCCTGCCACGCTCATATCCGTCATATTATTCGTCTCATCATCCAGAAGATTTTCTGCCGCTTCCCATCCAACCATATCCGCCCACGCCCAGTACCTCTCCATCTTCGTCGCCGCATGCTGCACCTCCGCCTCAACCATATTTTTCACTACTCTTCCAATTTGTTTAATCCGATCATCATCCATCGACGTATTAAGCGTAATTTTCACAGCATTTTCCGCATTCCTCCCTGCCTGTTTAACAATACCTTTATACTTATCCTTCCGCATACCCCGTGCATCCTTCTCCCGTGTCTCCCTCATTTCTATATCCTCATTTATATTTTGGTTAATTTGCTGTGGGTATTGATCATCAAAATATAATTTATGACTTTCAATCAAATCATTTATCCCATCTCGTATTGCGCTAATCGTTATAGACCATATTACATGTTTTTGATTTTCTATATCAGCCTCCTTGAAAAGATTCATCAGTTTTTCGTACCTCATTTGATATACACGTTTTTGGTTTATCTGTTCGTTATACCTACTATTTAATTTATTTATGTAATACTCCATTATACTATTATATAATATTTTTATTATATAATTTATGTAAAAAGTTTGTTTCAATAAAACATAGTTCTAAAAACTATATTAAATTTAGTTTAGTTTATGTAAAAAGTTTGTTTCAATAAAATATAATTCCAAACTATAGCATCAATTAAAACAGTATTAATATTCAATAACATTATACAAAACAAGGTAAATGATGATATATTAGTAGCTTCAAATGTTCCAATTAAAGCTAATATAGTAATAATAGCAATAATAAATACAGGTACAGTACTAAATAATGATTTTGTTAAAGTTTTTTTTTCAATTAATTTTGGTTGTAATAAACTTAATGTCCAAAGAATATATCCTATTAAAAATAAAAAGACAAATATATCATATATTTTGTTATTGAAAATAGTATAATTCAAAATACCATTATAAGGAGGATTATTTTTAATATTAATATACCAATATAGGCCGCCAATATAACCAATAATTTGTATTATTGAAATTTTTTTAACAATTTCAGGAGATATTCCCAACCAAAATTTAGATGTAATATAAGATGATTTGTTTTCTTTTTTATTAAAAACATAATAAGCAATCAAAATAAAAAGTAAAAAAGTGATTTCATTAATTTTATACTTTTGTATAGATATCATATATATATATATGTATAATTAAAATTTTTAATTTTAATTTTAATTTTTGTACAAAGTTTGGTGTAATAATCTAGCACTCCAACCGATACCATCATTTAAAATAACCGTAGTATTTAAAAATGTAATACCTAATATTGCAAGAGGTGATATATTATCAGCTTCGAAACTACCAGCTTGTGCTAACAAACCGGCAAAAGCTGCAATAAAAAGACCAAGACAACATAATAAAGATTTAGTAAGAGTTTTTTTTTCAATTAAATCAGGTTGTAATAAACTTAATGGCCACATAATAGAACCAATTAAAAATAACAATACTAATATATCATACATTTTATTATTTAAAAAGTTGTAACTTAATAATCCTTTTTTAGGTGGATTATTAACAAGACTCAAGTACCAAAATACACCGCCAATACCAGCAAGAATTTGCAATGGAACAAGAACTTTAACAATATCAGGAGATGTACCTAACCAAAATTTAGATGTTAAATAAAAAGATCTAAATTCTTTTTTACGAAATACATAATAATACAATAATACAACAGATAAAGCAGCTAATTCATTAATTTTGTATTTTTGTATAGATATCATTATATAATATTATATATATATAATATTATTGTATTATTATAATCACTAAATAAAGATGTATAATAACACAAGTTTATAATATTTAATATATTCTACTTCAATTTTCTAAAAGGCTAAGGCGTTGTTTTAATGAGGCTATTTCGGCAAGTAATTCAGCAACTGTTGTGTCTAGTTTTGTGTCTAGTTCTTTGGTAGCAGCTACATTATAAGTAAGAATATTATTGTAGTTAAGATTAAATGGACGTTCAATAATAGTCTCAGTAATAGCGCCGCTAGAATCTACTACTTGTTGTGTATAGTCTCCACGCGTTACAGAGTAAGCAAGTTCTGGGATATTTATAATGTCTTGTGCTATAAAGCCTGCTTCAGTAGAATATTCATTTTCTTCTAATGGACCATTGAAATCTGCAGCTTTGATTTCTACGGTTTTTTGATACTTTTGAGGTTTTAGTTTTCTAATAACACTTAAACAGTTACTTAAGTCTTCTTCATTATGTTTAAGCCGGTCATCACTATGAGTATTAATACTTATTGCATTAACTACGCCGACATATATATCACCATCTGCAATAATAGTACCGCCAACATGTAGTTTTTCATCACCGGGTGCTCCAATACCTAAGTTACCATTATTTAGTAAATGCATTTTAGCATCATTATTTATTAGAAAATCAATACTACCATTATAACCAGCATTTAGAAAGGTATTTCCGTTTGAATATTGCATTAATGCATATCCAGTATTATTTTGGATTGAATCAAGATGACCAAATCCAGCATAATCAGTATGTCCAACATTACCAATAACAGCTTTGCCAAAGTATGAAGCGGTGTCAGCGCCTCTAGATGCTAACATACTACCATTTTCTGAAACGACCCAACCGTTTTGTGATATAATGTCATTTTGTGATATAACATTATGATCAATTTTAATATTACCAATAACCTCAAGTTTTTCAATGGGATTATTAGTGCCTATACCTAAGTTACCATTATTTAGTAAAGTCATTTTGCTATTATGATTTATTCCAAAATTTATATTTCCATTATTTCCAGCATTAATAAATGTATTTCCATCTGAATATTGCATTAATGCATATCCAGTATTATTTTGAGTTGAATCAAGATGACCAAATCCAGCATAATCAGTATGTCCAACATTACCAATAACGGCTTTACCAAAGTATGAAGTGGTGTCAGCGCCTCTAGATGCTAACATACTACCATTTTCTGAAACGACCCAACCATTTTGCGATATAATATCATTTTGTGCTATAATATTATGATCAATTTTAATATTACCAGTAACCTCAAGTTTTTCAGTGGGATTATTGTTGCCTATACCAAAATTTCCATTAGCTAGTAAAATCATTTTGTTACTATGATTTATTCCAAAATTTATAGTTCCATTATTTCCAGCATTAATAAATGTGTTTCCAACTGAAGATTGCATTAATGCATAACCAGTTGTGTTATTATAAACTGAGTCAATATGCCCAAATCCAGCATGATCAACATGTCCTATGTTACCAACAATTGCTTTACCAAAGAATGAAGCAGTGTCTGCACCTATACTTACTATAATATTACCATTTTGTGCAATGATACTATTATCAGCTTTAATATTACCACCAACATGTAATAATTCATCGAGGATAGGATTGTCACCTTTACCAATACCAACATATCCATGCTGTGCACCCTCGCCACCCATAATAATCATTTTAGTGTTGGTATTTGTGCCACTTCCAAGATTAAAAAATATGTTATTACCTGGATTAGCATTGACTATAGTATTACCATTTAGTAGTTGATATATAGCAGCATTGTGTAAACTATTATTACTAACATGACTAAACATAGCGATAGTACCATTAGTAGATAATTTAGTTACGCCAGATATAACAGAACCGGGTGTTTCTATATTACCACTAGTAGTAGTTATACTACCAGTAGCTTTTATACTACCATTAACCTCTAATTTTTCAGTTGGACTAGTTGTGCCTATACCTACATTACCATTAACACTGATATTATTAGCTATAATATTCATTTTATTGGACGACTCTAGTGTTAATTCTTTATTAAATGGATTAATTATTCTACCTGTCGTAATAGAATAATTATCCGTTGTCTTATTAAATTGTATATATGACATATTAATTATAATTAAAAGTTTAAGTTTTAAATTGTAAATTATAATTAATATAATTTATATTATATCAATTGTAATAATATAAATTGAAATATATAATATTAAATATTAAATATATAAATTATAACAATTGTAATGACACGAAATTAGTGTTGCTATTATTAATATCAATTAAACCTTGATTTATATTATGTACAGATAAATTTCTAATTCTATATTTTAAATAATATTGGAATTTGTAAAAATAATCAGGATTTCCAGTATCAATAACATCAACAAATGAATTACAGTATATACCTTTAGTTCCACCAGAGGCATTACCAGAACCTAATTTCAAGTCTTCAACAATTAATACGCCTTCGGATCCAGATATGTATTGAGCCATAGATGGATCTAATGAAGCATCAGATACTTTGGTAAAAGAATCACCATATTCAACTAATTTTCTGTATATTTGAACATCTAATAATTCTTCAAAGCCAACACTAGATAAATAATTGAATTTAAATGCAACAGATATTTGTTTAGCTTCGGTTTCTTTGAATACATTTATTTCTTTCGACATAATACCAGATAAATCAATATATTTGGTTTGTATCCAAGGCGTTCTTTCGCCTGATCCATTGACTTTACTTTGTAAAATCATTAAATTTTCAGATGTATCGGTTACAGTAGCACCTAATGTGCCACCTGTACCAGTTGCCCCAGCAGCAGTATATTCCCATATTGTATGCGACGAATTAAAGTTCATAGAAGCTAAATCAGTAGTTTTATTTATAGCCTCACTTTCAACAATAGCATTTAAACCACCCGATTTTAATATTAAACCATCATGTGCTGAGTCATATGTTAAAACATAACCATTTTTACCCCAATTAGCATCACCTAAAAATTTAATATCAGTGCCTAATACTGTTAAATTACCACTTAATTCAGTATTATTGCTAACATGTAAAATGTCATGTAATGTGGTAGCACCTGTTACTTCTAAAGTGCTATTTAATGAAACATCACTTACAACATTTAAAGTATTAAATAATGTAGTAGCATCTGAAACTTTAAGGGTGCTATTGCAAGAAACATCACTTTCGGCAGTAGTAACACCTTGAACATATAATGTGCTATCTAATGTAGTAGCATTTTGAACATACAATGTATCTTCTAATGTAGTGCTTGATTTTACATTCAAAGTATCATTTAATACAGCAGATAAATCAACAGTTAATGTATCATTTAAATCAACAGAATCAACAACAGTTAAAGTAGAGTTTAATGTTGTAGCCGCAGATACATCTAAAGTATGATCTAATGTAGTAGCACCAAATACATTTAATGAATGAAGATCAGTTAAACCCTGAACATGTAAACCAACATCAGATACCCAAGCATTAGTTCTAGTTCCATTATTATAGTTATTGTAATATTTGAATGATGCTATATTAGATATATCAATACCAGCACCATCTAAAACATCTAATTGTGAAGCATTAGATAAAGCGGACGCTAAAGTTAAATTGGTATCAGATATATCAACTTGTGAAGAGTTAACAATAGTTTGAATACCGTTTACTTGTAAGTCACCATCTATAATTACTTTACCAGTGTTATCACCATATGCAGCTGGATCAATATACAAAATAGAAGGACCTTTAATGTGGCCACCAATATTCATGTGACCATTTAAACTTAAATCATTTTCCATAACAACTAAACTTTTTAATGTAGTTGCACCATCAACTGTTAATGTATCATCTAATTGGGTAGATGAAGTAACATTTAAAGTGCTTTTTAATGTGGTGGCATTAGTAACATCTAATGTATCTAATAATGTAGTAGCTTGTTGAACACTTAATGTATCATTTAATGTAGTAGCAGATGTAACATTTAAAGTATTTTTTAAATTTGTTTCTAATTCAACATCTAAAGTTCCTTTTAAATTTGTATTTAAATCAACTGTCAAATTAGAATTTAAAGATACATCACCAACAACATTGAGAGTAGAATTTAATGTAGTAGCATCACCAACTAATAATTTAGAATTTAACGAAGCGTCATTTACAACATTTAAAGTATTGTGTAAAGTAGTAGCATCAATTACATCTAATGTATTATTTAAAGTAGCTTTATTGGAAATATCTAATTTACCATTACCAGATATATCATTGTTAAATGTTGCTTTATTTTCAACATATAAAGTATCATTTAAAGAAGTAGCATTTGTAACTACTAATGTATCTTCTAATGTTGTAGATGCTTTAACATTTAATGAGTTATTTAATGTAGTGGAATCACTAACATTTAATGTGTTTGTTATTGTAGTTTGTCCACTAATATCAACATTAGTATTGAATGTAGCATCATTTAATACACTTAATATATCTTTTAATGTAGTGGCGCGTGTAACGTCTAATGTTCCAAGAATATTAGCAGCATTTGATACATCTAATGTATTAGCGATAGAACAATCAACGACATCAACTTCTTTTAAATAATATTCAGGATATTGTTCCCAGACAGAGACTTTAGCAGCATTTAAATTACTATTTTTTTTACCATTACCAATTGTCCAATTTTTGTTGGGATTTAAAACTTCGAGAAAACTAGACATCTTATAATTATATAAAATATTTTAATATTTTATATAAAAATTTATTTAATACTAAATTACTAAAATTTGTTAGTATATATATATATCTATGAATTCATTTCTTCAATTAAAAAAGTATTACCAGGTACATCAAATAATATAACTGGTTTATATTCATCAGTTATACTCATATCATAATATGTATCGTCTTGAGTATTATATATTTTTGCAACAATAAAAAAATTAATTGATGTAGTATTGTTTGATGGTATTTGTATCATAGTAGATGCATTAAATACATTATATAAAAAACTAGTACTTCCTGTTCCTAAATAATAACTGCCTAATGAATAACTACCATCATTATTATTATAATTATTAATATCATTATTATTATTATTATTATTATTATTATTATTATTGTAATTACCATTATTTTCATTATTGTTCAATGAAATATCATTTAATATTTTGTATTTTAGTTCAAGATTTATATATGAATTGAAATGAGAAGAACAATTATAATTTATAGTAATACTTAATTTAAATACACTATTTGTTTTTTTAGGTATTAAATTAATTGAAAAATCATGCAATACAATACCTATATCATCAGGTATTATTAATTTATTACCTAAATAATTATTAAAATTCAAACTATAAATTTTTGTAAAATCAGATGAATATTCTGATTCCGTTGGTTGCATTGGTTGCGTTGGTTGTTGATAATTAGATGATATTTGGTTAGGTACAGATATTTCATTTCTTCTATTATTATAATATATATTATTTGTTATGCCTGTTTTAATTGTTGTGTTTATAAAATTATTCCGTATTGTTTTTGTAGTTATAGCCCCTAATGCATTTCTAGGTGTTGCCATTATATACATATAAAATATAAATAATAAATTAATAAAATAATATGTATACAATTTGATTTAATTTAATTAAAATTATATTTGAATAATTATAAAATGATATATTTTTATTATTTCTATAAATAATAATTGTTGTAAAATGATAGTTATATAAAAAAATTGATAAAATAAATAAAATTATCAGATATTGAATATAAAAATAATGCCATGAACTTAATAAATATGAAAAATGGTTTAGATGATACTCCATTAATGATTGCTATAAAAAATGAAAATTTTATAGTTGTAAATACATTATTATATAATTCTAATATAGATATAAATATTCAAAATAATGTAGGAGATAATCCTTTAATATATGCTGTTAAAAATAAATATCATAATGTTGTAGAAAAATTATTAAATCATTCAAATATAGATTTGAATATTGAAAATAATATTGGTAATACGGCTTTAATGTATGCTGTTATAAACAATGATTTTAATATTATTAAAAACTTGTTGAATTGTAATAATATCAACATAAATATTGAAAATAATATTGGATATACACCATATACATATGCATTAAAGTTTTGTAATGATGATATAATATCATTATTTAAATCATTTTTGAACAAATCAAATACTAATTATCTTCTTTTATCAATATGCGATGCTGTTCATAATAAAGATTATCCAACAATATCAAATTTATTACTAAATAAATGTAATATTGATGTAATAGATAATGATGGATATTCCCCGTTTCTATATGCAGTTGCAATGAATGATACAACTACTATAGATTTATTTATAAATATAGTAGGGTTGCCATGCTTTGAAGAAAAAATTAAAATAGAGGGATCAATTTATAATGCTCCTTTATTGGCTGGATTTTATAATCATAATGATTTAAGAAGATATTTGGCACTTAAAAGATTAGAGCTATCTAACAAAAAACTAAAAAAATAAAAAAACAAAAAATAAAAAAATAAAAAAATAAAAAAATAAAAATATTACATTAAATGGCTATTTCAATATTAACACAATATTTTATTATAAAAGTAATAAATAAATTTTTTTATAATGATTTCTAATAGATTAGAATATTTATATAGTAAAAACAATATTTCAAATATTTTATTATATGGAGAAAACAAAATTGGTAAAAAAACATTATTAGAGAAAATTTTGGTACATATTTATAAAACACCAGAAAATATTGAAAAATATGTAATGATTATTAATTGTAGTCATGGTAAAGGAAATATTAAATTTATAAGAGATACTTTAAAATATTTTGCAAATACAGTTTTAAATAATGTTTCATTCAAAACTATTGTTTTATTAAATGCTGATAAATTGACATTTGATGCTCAATCAGCATTGAGAAGATGTATAGAAATATATAATCATAGCACTAGATTTATAATAGTAATAGATAATAAACATAAAATTTTGAAACCAATATTGTCTAGATTTAGTGAAATATTTGTAAACAAAAAAAATAATGCAGATAATCTGAATAACAAAATAATTGAAAATAATGAAAATAATGAAAATAATGAAAATAATGAAAATAATGAAAATAATGAA